CAGCACTACCTATGGCTCAAGCCTAGGATTTGCTGCTTGGTTTGCTGGACGTGTATTTGCACGCCCCCCCAGTCAAGGAAACTTGACTTGAACTGATTACTCCTAGTTGCAAAGCTAGGAGCAACAGCTTAAAACGGTACCCTCCCCAGGGTACTCTACTCGAGAGTTGTGAGTCTGTAACTAAGGGACTGTTTGTTTAACTAATCCTTTCTTAACAAACTTCGCGAGCTTGGTAATATATTCGCAGCGTAATTCGTTCAATGGCTTAGTATTCAAGATGTTTGCATAAAGGTTATCATACGATACCTCTGGTACGTATTCAAACCTTTGGTAAACTTCTAGAATATTATTAAAACCTAACTCGGCAAAGCCGGGACTGTTCCTAAGCGTAGCTTCGGACGTATAATCCATCTTTTGGAGTTTGGTAATTTTGGACCAAAGATCAAACATGTCCATCTGTTGCTTATGTCTCATTTCACGAAGGTAGTAATTAGAGGGCATTTGTTTAAATACACCCCCTGTCTTAGCAGACCACGCTTTGTCTAGGCGTAACCTCTCAGCGATGAGTCTCTCGGGAGAGAGATACTTCTCTGGGCCGTTCTTTACTACGAGTTCTAACCTCTTCCGCATTATTTCTAATGCATCAAGTTTCATCCACGAAGCCTTTTCTGGCTTTGGAAGATGATCCTTTATCCCTTTTATGGGAGATTTGGTCATGATCCCGTTTATGTAGAGTTGGCAAACAAAATTGTTGCGGTCATTGACATCTCTGATGTCGAGAAGACGTAACAATCTAGACATGGGCACACGATTAATAGAATGGTACCTTCTGGTCTTAAGCCAGTGTAATAATTCTGGGAACATGGTCGGATTCGACCATGCTTCAGAGTTCATTACTAAGGAGATTGGTGTCATTTCTTCACCTTTAAAAGTAAGGCGCTTGGCAAACTCTGCACTGCAGGGTCCAGTGTCCCCAGGTTTAGGGACGAAGGATTTTAGTTTACTAATTTTGACATCCAAACTAAGCAGCAGTTCCTTATACTTTAAAGCGACTTTGCGGTTCCATATGGCTACATCGTCACCAAGCACCGAATATTCCCTGAAGGGGAATGCCTCACCTACTTGCCTTGCGGCAAATTGGATGAGATAATGATGACTTAGTGCGAATGTTGCCCAGGAACCATAAAGACCCATCGGCTGGCCAACTGTGTATTTCAGAGGTTTCTGAGCGCAAATGAAAGTCAAAGCATGGTTAATACGGCCCCATAGATCTCCTAATCCCTCTTCAAAGTTATTTAATACTTTGATTTGGAATTCTATTGGAAATCTATCGGTCGCTGCAGTTAGATCAAAGGACCATACCGGTCCAATGGCCGCTGCGGCATTAACCCTGTCAAATTGGCTTTCCTGGTCATAAGTCCCGTCTTCTGGAATTGTTCTCAGAACGGAATAAAGTACCTTATGTAATTGTAGGAATGCCTCTTGAACCCAATAGTTACCGATCCCGACAATTCTAGTCTTACCTGCGGGTGCGGACAAAAATCCGATTTTACCCTGGTACTTCTTGAATAGTTGGAGATCTTTTAACGAAAGGTTTAGAGGTCGTGACTTCTTGTTGCGATTTTTCCTCCAATCATAGAGTATTGGATCTCCAATTTGTTTGAAGTATTTCTTCGCTTCTTTGAAGTAGTGACCCCAGTGGTCATCCCTGAAGTACTCATCAAATTCTGATAACATATCTTCGAGTTCTGGACTTATACCTTGTGTTTGCAAACCTGCTGTCGCACATGTTGGACCCTTGATTCCTGCCTTTGCAGTTGAGTGGAGACCCATCCCCACTGAATTGTCACGGTGGTTTTCAAGTTTCAGCTTCCAGGTTCGCTTTATTTTTTGAGAGAACTGTGAGCTTCTTAAGAATATTTTGAAAGGTGCTTCTATCAAGCTTAGGCCCGCTACACCTTGTGACGGAGTCACTAGGGTAGAGATATCTTCGATTGGTTTTAATTCAATTACTGTCGTGAAATTAAGTAACGATAGTGCGAATCTCCGCATTACAATATTTCTATGATGTAATAACGGAACAAAGCTTTTCAAAGAGATTGGGAAAAGATTAGTCTTATCCCTTCGATACCAACTACTAGTCATCGTCACGGGGTCATACCCCATGGCAATATTAACAGCTTCTCGGTATATCGCTTTAATTTCTTTTATTGCGTATCTTACACCTCTATACTTTTGGAGGCGCTCGAAGAACAATATAAGACGCTGACCGCTTATTTCTAAGCGTCTCAGTTCACGTTTCCTTAACCCCAACATTTCTCCAGTTTTTCCTAAATTGGAAAAGTGGATCCGTATATTAGCAACGGAGATTGATTTATGACCATTCATAATGGTCGAGAGCTTCTTTCTTAGCTCTTGTGATCTTCTTTTGCTTTTACCCTGGATCACTCGGACTTTAGGCTTTTGGCCTTTAGACTTTTTTAGGGTTTTTGAAACTTGTTGTGTCATAAATTAATTTTTATACACCGCCTTTATTGTATAGAGCACCTGCCTGTTTGTATGAGGTAGATGCGCAGCGATATATAAAGTCGTACGCCCCAGGAGATCTCTCTCGGGGGGTTGGCTTGACACGAGGACTACTTAATTTGCGGGGAGCGGGAATAAGCGAAAACCCTAGTGCACGCAGCAACGATAGGACAGCTTGTCAAAGGGCGACTGAAAATAGCCGCGTCGCATTAGAACCATGATAGGGGTTCCTCTCTTAATGTTACAGAGAGGTATCATAGCTATAGTTCGACTTTATAGGGGTTTATCCCTGACAACTGTTCGATATCGTGCGGCGTATAGCCG